GGGCGTTGATCTCCCACTGGGCGCGGCGGTCGAGGTCGACACACGCCGCATCCGCGACCACGACGAGCGGGCGGTGGCGCGTGACAGCCGGGTCGCGGGCCGTGGCGGTCAGGCCGCTGATGGCGTCGATTTCCAGCGAGCCACCCTGTGTGGCCACGGTCAGGCGGTCGAAGCGCGCCTCGTGAGACTCTGTGAGCGTGGCACTGAGGATGTCGCGGCCCCGGCGCAGGACAGGCACGTCGCCGCCAGCTCGCCAGCCGCCCTGCACGATCTCGAGATCTCCCGAGTGCGAGGTCGAGAGCCAGCAGCCGCGCAGGCGCGCCAGGCGCCCGAGGAGCTCAGCGCACGTCTCCCCCAGCTCGGGCGCGGCGAAGGGGATGGGCGAGGCGGCGTCACCAAAGACAAAGCACCTGACGCCGATGCCAAAGACGCCGACCACGTCGCGGGCAATCTCCTCGATCGTCCGGTCGATCCAAGGATCGGAGAGTTCGACCGAGCAGTCGACGAGGTCACCTGTCTTGGCGCGACCAGAGACCGAGAGTGCGCGCTCAGAGGCGGTCTCAGTGGCCGTGGCGCTGTCGATCCAGCCGGTGAGCATGGGCGCCTCGCGCCAGAGGAGGCGGCAGGCCTGGCCTGGGCGGATGCGGACGCGTTCGGCGCTCTGAGACCAGCGGTCGGCATAGGTGAGCTCGAACGCGGGCGCGAGCGCATCGATGGACTCGGTGACGCGGGCGCTCGTCCAGCCGCTGAAGACTTGCCCGGCGACTTCGAGCGCGAGGTCAGGCATCGGCGAGGACCTCCAGCGCCTGCCCACCAGTGACGCGCAGCGGGTCATCGAGGCGGTTGAGGCGGGCAATCTCGTCAGCGCGGTTCGCGTCGCCGTAGAGGCGATGGGCGATGAGCACAGCGGGCGCGGTGGTCGGCGGCGCGTAGGTTGTCAGGCGGGGCAGATCCACGGCGACCTCGCGCAGTAGGCGGCCAGTCATGGCCACGGCCTGGGCAATGGCGAGGCGCTCGGTGTTGGCGTTGTCCGCGTCAGAGCGGGCGTCAATGGCGGCAGCCGAGAGCGCGTCGATGGCGTCGGCCAGAGCGCGGGCAGCGTCCGAGGTGGCGCAGTCCGTGTCGAGCGCGGCCTCGGCGACGGCCAAAGTCCAGGCGGCCAGGCGCAGACGGTCGATGGCGGCAGTCGAGCGCGCGGAGAGGAGGTCCAAAGGCGCGGGCGCGCTCGCCACAGCCACGATCGGATCAGGCGCTCCGTGGATGAGCTCAGAGGCGCCATCGGGCGTGACCACAGCGCACAGGCGCAAGAGCCGCGCGGCAGTATCGATGGACCATCCCGAGAGCGCCGAGGCGTCCGCGGCCAGCGCGACAGCCTCGTCGACGATATCCAGGACCATCTCGGCGGCCTTGTCAGGCGCAGCGGCCAGCGTCTCCAGCGACGCGCGCGCCTCTCTGATCCGCGCCCTTATCCCAGCCATGGCCTCCACTGGCGCGGCCAGCGTCTGCAGGGCGCTTTCGACCGCCGCGACCGCTGTTTCGAGCGCTGTCCCGACCGCGTCGAGCATCGACCCCTGCACCTCGCTCGGCAGCGCGACGAGCGCCTGAGACTCTGGCGTCGACACAGCGAGCGCCGCGTCGAGCGCGTCCGGCATGCCCAGCGCCTCCTCATAGGCTGCGCGCGCGGACTCGATCTCGGCCACTGTCGCGGCAGCCACCGTCTGTCGCGCGGCCTCAATCGCCTGTCTGGCCGTGGCCTTGGGGTCGACCTTTGTCGCCACGCGCAAACCGCTCGTCGCCTCCACGAACGTCGCGCTGACGCGACACAAACCCGCCTCGTCCGGGCGCTCGCTGAAGGTCGCCGGCTCTGCGAGCGACGCGTTCACCAGCCCGATCGTCGGCAGCACGAGTTCACCTGCGCCCGGCTTTTCCAGCGCCCGTCGCAGCTCGTCGCGCTCGGCCAGGTAGTTCGGCCCCACGACCACCGCCTCGACTGTCCAGCGCCGCGTGGCCCGCCCCAGGTCCTCGACCATGGGCGAGGTCTGCGCGGGGAACTCATGCAGCACTGACCTCCGCCCAGCGCTCATCGACACGGACAGTACCCGCATCGGCACGCCGCGCCACGACCCTCTCAGGATCGACCCGTGCCAGCTCATGTCGCCCCCACCGCGGCCAGCCCCTGAGAGGCCGACAGCTCGATTGCCTTGTGTCCATGGCGCACCGCGGCCACCACGCGATCGTCTGCCACGCGCACCTCAATGCCGACCGCGTCGCGCTGCCCGCTGCCCTGACCTGTCGCCGCCGCCGCTTCCCGGGCACGCCGCGCCCGCGCCTCAGAGATGTTCTCCCGCGTCTGCAGGACGTTGAGCGGGTTTATGGCGTTGAACCAGCTGTCAAAGGTCGCCTCCTGCCATGTGCCGATGTCGTCCGCCGCTGAAGCGAAGAGCCCGGCGAGCCTGTCTTTGGCGCCCGCGATGTCGCCTGCGATGTCGACGCCGACAAGAGAGAGGAGCGGCTCGACGAGCTCGGCGATTTTGACCGCGCCCAGCCCGAGCATGGCCATCCCGCCCTTGGCCGCGCCCTTGAGGAGCTCAAAGTTCTGCGCGACGAGCGCGACCGTGGACGCGACAAGCAGCGCGGGCTTAATAAGCGGCGCGATCGCCTTGCCGACCCCGAGCAGCGCGCCGCCAGCCATCTTGAGTCCAGCGCCGATCTTGGCGAACGCGACTTTGCCAAAGCCCGCGATCTTGGTCGCCACCTTGCCCAGGTTGGTTGAGATTTTGAGGATGACGCCCGCCGTCTTGCTGCCAGCCGCCGCGAGCACCCCGAGCGCTTTAAGGCCGCCGCTGCCCAGAATCGCCGCGCCCTTGAGGACCGCGCCGAGTGAGATGAACGCCCCGCCCACGGCCATGGCTGAGCCAAGGACACCCGCCAGCGCCGCGCCTGTGGCCGCAAGTCCTGTCGCCGCTGTGCCGAGCCACGGAAGCTCATCAAAGAGCCAGGTGACGCCCCGCACGGCCGCGCTCAGACCGCGCACGCCGCCCGCGATAGTCTTGAGCGCGCCCTCTGAGATGGAGCCCTTCAGGTCGCTGAGCGCCGCGCTGAACTCTTCCATGGCTCGCGCCTGACCGTCGGTGGTCTCGAATTTCTTCTGGAAGGCCTCGCCGAGCGCCTTGTCGTCGCCGAATCGCCTTGCTGTCTCGCGCAGCTCGTCGACCTTGCCCACCAGCGCGTCGATGGCTGCGGGCGCGGTCTCGCCAAACGCCTCGCGCAACAGGTGCTGATAAGTCCGGCTGTGCATGTCCTGCCCGCGCGCCTGGATGGCCGAGATCATGCTGCCGAGGTCGCCGCGCGTGTCCTCAGTGACGCCCAGTCGCGCCAGAGCGCCACGCTTGGAGCTGTCGCTGAGCGCGTTCATGATTCCGGCGATCGCTTCGTTGGCCTTGTCGCCCGCGAATCCGCTCACGTGCAGCGTCTGGCTGAGCGCCGCGAGGTCTGAGGCGCCGAATCCCGCCAGTTTTGCCCGAGCGCCCGTCGTGGCCATGACGCGCGCCACGTCCTGAGGCGACGAACTCGCACCGATGAGCTTGGAGACGCGCCCGAGGTCAGTCTCGCCCGTGGCATTGGCAGCCGCCGCGATGGCCTGCGCCGCCCCTGAGGCGTTCATGCGGCTGATCGTCGCCAGGTCGGTCGCCGCGCGCAGAGCCGTCTCGTCGACCGCGCGCACGCCCAGCGACCCAAACGCCAGCGCCGCCTCTGCCACCTGCGCCCGCGCCGAGGTCGTGCCCCTGGCCGCAGCCCTGACCGCCTCTGCCAGGTCTTTTTGCGCCAGCCCCGTGACCGCCGCCGCGTCGCCCAGCGTGGCGTCGAGCGAAGCTGCCGCGTCCACAAACGATTTCAGGCCGCCAAACGCCTGACGCGAAAACCCGATCAGAGGCTGCGCCGACTGCTGCAGCTTGGCCGAGCGGTCAAAAGCCTGACTCGTCTCTCGCGTGGCCAGCCTGACCGTCGTGCGCCAGTTCCTCTCGGCCCTTTCGCGCTGCTTTTTGGCCTTGGCTGCCTTTTCGTCCGCTTTGGCCGCCGCTTCGGTCGCGCGCGCCTGCTGCTCAGTGGCCTTGGTCGCGGCATCGGCAGCGCTCGCGGCTGCCTTGTTCGCCTTGGTCGAGGCCTCGGTGGCGTCCGTGGCGTCGTCCATGGCGTCGGCCAGCTCCTCGACGGCCTCGGTGTGGGTCTCGACGCTCTCAGCGGCGTTCTCAGTCTCCGCCGACACGTCGCGCAGGGACGCGCCGAGCTTGCTGGCCGCCTCAGTCGCCTCAGCGAGGTCATCCCCGGCGGCTTTGATCTCGATTTCGAGCGCGGCGTTCATTGAGCCCATGGGTCACCTTAAAAATCGAGCCGCATCGAAGGAAGCCGTCTGCCAAGCTCGGGCCCGCCATTCGCGCGGCTCGTCACGATTCAAGAATGCCCGCAAAGCCTCAGCGCCTGCGCGTGCCAGCGGAGCAGCTCCGGGATGGTGAGCCCCAGCGCCACGTCCGGTGGCCAGCCAAAGGCAAAGGCGCAGTCAGCCGCGAGCTCAAACAGACGCCCTGGCAGAGTCGCGGACGATGGACTGGCGGGTGCGTCTTTTGAGCAATCCTTTCGCGGTGCCCACGACCGCCAAAAAGTCGCCAAGGTCGAGGCAATGGAGCGCCTCAAGGGAGATGCCTGAGATACGGGAGACGAACTTGGCGACCTCGCGGTAGTCGCAGTCGTCGATTTTGCCGGGGTCGATGTCGAGAACGTCGCGCAGGCGCGGGCGGCGCATGCTGATCGCGTCGAATCGCTCGTGGCCGTGTTCAATGGTCTCGCTGAGCTCAACGGTGACCGATCCGTCCTCGTGCATGAAGACGCCTTCTTTGATCTCGATGTCGGGCATGGCTTTGGCCTCTCAAAACGGCCCGAAAATGGGCCGGAAAAGCGCCGTTTAAGGCGCGGTTGGCAGGTGATTCTGAGGAGTCGCCGCGTTCATGCGCGTCACAGGGGCGCGCTAGAGTGGCAGCCGGGGCTTTTTAGCGGCCTGGCCACGGATGTCACAGGCGGCTGGTAGAGTGGCGCCGGGGGCGGTGTGGCCGCGATGTTCGCGGGCGTCAGGGCAGTTCTTCGCGCGCCGGGTCGCCGCCAAACTCACAGGTCACGTCGCCCGAGCCAGCCGTGACCTGAGGCGTGGTGCGCATATAGGCGTGCTCGACGACGTAGACCGTGCCGTTGTCGCACTCGAAGCGGATCACCGCGTCCGTGGTCTGGGCGAGCTCGGCGAGGCTGAGGTCGTTTGTGTGAGCCAGCGTGCAGGAGACAGTGGCGCCGACGACCTTTTCGCTGAAGCCGTAGACCGCGTAACCGGCGACCTCGGTGCGCTCAATGCCGCCGAGGGTGATGGAGGCGCCCTCTTTGGAGCGCAGAAGCGAGGAGCCGACGTGGATTTTGGCGATGCCGAGGACTTTGGCCATGGGTCACCTCAGAGGGTGGGATGGGGCGCCCGCGACGCGCGCGTCACAGGCGAGTGGTAGAATGTCAGAGGGGGCGCCTAGAGCCGGAACGA